CATGGAACTACATGCGCTCTCGTCTACGATCCACTGCACCCGACTTACCAGTCTTTATGAGAGCTACTACAAATCCGGGTGGTAGAGGACATCACTGGGTCAAAAAAATGTTTATTGATCCTGCTGCGGTAGATACTCCATTTAATGCTACAGACATTGAAACAGGAGAAGACCTAAAGTATCCAGCAGGTCATGAGAAAGCAGGCAAACCTTTATTTAAACGTAGGTTTATACCTGCTAGATTAAGAGATAACCCATACTTAGCTGAACAAGGTGACTATGAAGCAATGCTTCTATCTCTACCTGAACAGCAACGTAGGCAGTTACTAGATGGTGATTGGGATATCAAAGAAGGTGCAGCATTTACAGAGTTTGATAGGAATGTACATGTCGTTGAACCCTTTGATATACCTAACAACTGGGTTAGATTTAGAGCATGTGACTACGGATATGGAAGTAAATCAGGCGTTGTATGGTTCGCTGTATCCCCAAATGAACAGCTTATCATATATAGAGAACTTTACGTAAGCAAAGTACTAGCTACTGATTTAGCAGATATGATATTAGAACTAGAAGCTGGTGATGGTGGAATGAGATACGGAGTACTTGACTCCTCACTATGGCACAAACGTGGTGATACAGGCCCATCTCTAGCAGAACAAATGGTACAACGAGGTTGCAGGTGGAGGCCATCAGATAGAAGTAAAGGCTCACGTGTAGCAGGTAAAAACGAAGTACACAGAAGATTACAGATAGACGAGTTTACAGAAGAACCACGATTAGTATTTTTTAGTAATTGTAATAACCTTATTGCTCAACTACCAGCGTTACCCATAGATAAAAAGAATCCAGAAGACGTTGACACAACCTCAGAAGACCACTTGTATGATGCTTTAAGATATGGTATCATGTCAAGACCAAGGTTTAGTATATTTGACTACGATGCAAACAATACACGAACATCAAGAATGCCTATTGCAGATGCAACATTTGGCTATTAAAGGTAAAATAAATGGCAGAAGAAAACGAAGTATTTATTGAAGACGAAGTAGTTTCACTAGAAGATTCTGAAGAATCAGTTATTGAAGATATTGATGTATCTGCAATTATTCCATTTGTAATGGAAAGATATAGAAGAGCAGACGATTACAGACAACAAGATGAAACACGCTGGTTAAAGTCATACAGAAATTATAGAGGTTTGTATGGTTCAGACGTACAGTTTACAGAAGCTGAAAAATCTCGTGTGTTTATTAAAGTTACAAAGACAAAAACATTAGCAGCATATGGTCAAATAGTTGATGTATTATTTGCTGGCAATAAGTTTCCTTTATCTGTAGATCCTACAGAACTACCTGAAGGTGTTATTGCAGATGTTAATTTTGATCCTCAAGAACCTGAACAACTTAGAGATAGAGGAGAAGAGTCTAGTCCATACGGTTTCTCAGGAGATGGAATGGACATGCCAGCAGGTGCAACAGAAAAAACCTTGCGAGACAGACTAGGCCCTATTGCAGATGATCTTCAGGATATAGATAATCTAAAAGAAGGAACAGGTAAAACTCCTACTGCAGTTACGTTTAGTCCAGCTATGGTAGCTGCAAAGACTATGCAAAAGAAAATACAAGATCAACTGGAAGAGTCTAGTGCATCTAAGCATTTAAGAAGCACAGCATTTGAAATGGCTTTGTTTGGTACAGGTGTAATGAAAGGCCCATTCGCTATAGATAAAGAGTACCCTAGTTGGAATGATAGTGGAGAATATGAGCCTACTATAAAAACAGTTCCACAAGTATCTCATGTATCTGTATGGAATTTTTATCCTGATCCAGATGCTAACAATATGGAAGAAGCACAGTTTGTTATTGAACGGCACAAGATGTCTCGTACACAAATGCGTGGCTTAAAAAAACGACCATACTTTAGATCTACCGTTATAGATGAAGCTATACAACTAGGTGAAAACTATGATAGAGAACACTGGGAAGATGACTTATCAGATTACGCACCAGAGCATGGTACAGAAAGATTTGAAGTACTAGAATACTGGGGCATGTGTGACACAGAAATGCTTAAAGATCAAGGTGTAGAAATACCTGATGAGTTAGAAGACACAGACGAATTACAAACTAACGTATGGATATGTAACGGCAAACTACTACGAATGGTTATTAATCCATTTAAACCTGCACGTATACCTTACATGGCTGCACCGTATGAGCTTAACCCATATAGTTTCTTTGGCGTAGGTATAGCTGAAAACATGGATGATACTCAGACATTAATGAATGGCTTTATGAGAATGGCTGTTGACAATGCTGTATTATCTGGTAATCTTCTTATTGAAGTAGATGAAACAAATCTAGTTCCCGGTCAGGATCTATCTGTATATCCCGGAAAAGTGTTTAGAAGACAGGGTGGCGCACCCGGTCAAGCAATTTTTGGAACGAAGTTTCCTAATGTAGCTGGAGAAAACTTACAGTTATTTGACAAGGCTAGAGTCTTAGCAGATGAAAGCACAGGACTACCTAGTTTTTCTCATGGACAGACTGGTGTATCAGGAGTAGGTAGAACAGCTTCAGGTATTAGTATGCTAATGAATGCTGCTAGTGGTGGCATTAAAAATGTCATTAAGAATGTAGACGATTATTTACTAAGGCCTTTAGGTGAAGGGTTGTTTAGATTTAATATGCAGTTTGATTTTGATCCTGCAATTAAAGGTGACTTAGAAGTTAAGGCTCGTGGTACAGAAAGTCTTATGGCTAACGAAGTACGCAGTCAACGTCTGATGCAGTTTATGCAAGTTGCCTCTAATCCAGCATTAGCACCGTTTGCTAAGTTTGATTATGTTATACGTGAAATTGCAAAATCAATGGACTTAGATCCAGATAAAGTAACTAACAATATGAATGAAGCTGCTATACAAGCAGAGTTAATGAAGGCTTTCCAACAACCTCCAGAACAAGCTATACCCCCAGAAGGCGGCCCACCACCAGCAGCAGGAACTAATCCAGCAGATCCAACAGGAGCAGGTGGCGGCACAATAGGTACTGGTATCGCACCATCACCGCAAGAACAAGGATTTAGTGGAAACAATGGACAAGGAAATACTCAGCAAGCTCAAGGGGCTGGTCAGCCGCCCGAAGGAATGGGCCAACTTCAATAACTACTTAGAAGAACTAATAACACAACAATATCGTACTATGGAACAATCAGACAATATGGTTGCAGTTCACAGAGCGCAAGGTTCTATTTACACGCTACGTAGATTGCAAAAATTAAGAGATGAAGTATTAAAATAATGGCAGAGTCATATAGCGTAACTCCAGAATCAGTAGGATTAAAACTTAATAGAGATCCTTTATTAGCAAATCTTGATGGTCGCAGTAATGTAACACCAGTAGAAAACCAATCCGATCGTCTTTTTAATGATCCTACTATAGGGGGAGGAATTGAGTACAAGCAAGAAGGGCCTTCAAAACGATTTAATATAGAGGCAAGTAAAGAAGTTCCGTTATTAAGAAGCGATAATTTAAATTTAGATGCTAATGTTAGAGGCGGTGCGTGGGAATCTACATCAAGTCAAGATGCTTTTATAGTTAATGAAAAAGGACAAAGAATTGGTGCAAGTGTTAGTGGTAACATTATATTAAATAATGAAGGAACAGCTCGTTTACGTGGTCGTTTAGATAAAGATTTTACAAATGTAGGTATGAAAAGTGTATCTCCTTTGGGTAACTACAAAGGACAAGATGGAAATACTTATACTAAATGGGATTTAGGATTAGATGTAGGCCCTTTAGGTGTAGACTTTGGTGAAAAGGCAGTAACATATACTTTAGGTAATAATGGTAAATTTTATTTTAATAAAGATAGTGTGGGCGTTAAGTATGAGAGAAAATTTAACAAAGGTGGAACTCCAATGATAAAAAAACAAATGGAAATGTTTGAAGATGGTGGTCTTAAAGATCAAGGCGGTACTGTAGATCCTATGTCAGGTAATGATGTACCTGTAGGTAGTACCCAAAAAGAAGTACGAGATGATATACCTGCACAGTTAAGCGAGGGTGAGTTTGTATTTCCAGCAGATGTTGTAAGATTTATTGGTCTTGAAAAATTAATGGGGTTACGCCAACAAGCTAAAATGGGCTTAAAGAAAATGGAACAAATGGGTCAGATGGGCAATAGTGATGAAGCTACTATGCCTGATGATATGCCATTTGGTATATCTGATTTAATCGTTGTATCACCTGAAGGAAAAGAAGTAGAAATGGCTGAAGGTGGTGTAATACAGGCAGCTACAGGAGTTAATGTTACACCATCAAATAATCCTACAATGACAAATGTGCAAAGAGCTAACAATCCAAATACTAGTTATGTACCTTATACTACGGCTTCTTCTGTTGTACCATTACCTACACAACCTGTTCCTACAAAACCTGTTGTTACACCTAATACTACTCCTAGTTTTGGTGATGTTATGGGTGATGCTAAATTAGTAATGAGACAATATAAAAATGCTGCAGGATATGTAATAATGATACCTCATGTAGGAGATAAAGATATTCCTATATATCCTGTACCTGAAGGTTATTACTTAGTTACAGAAGATGGAACTACTCCTAGCATGCCGTCTACAGGAACTGGAGAGACAGCACCAGCAGAAACAGTTAAACCTGAAGAAGGTGACAGAGAAGCTCCCGATTTAAATAATAATGGAATACCTGACAATATAGAAAAAGGATTAAGAGATGCATCTTCAAATATGGCAAGTATAGCTAGTGGACAAAAAACTCCTTCAGCATTAGAAAAATTTATGTTGCCATATTACACAAATATACAAATGAAAATTTTAGATATACCAGATTCAGGAAATCCAATAGAAAATGAAAGAGCAGTTACTTTAGCTAATCTACAAAATCAAATGAAACAGACGCCTAATAAAATTACCAATATTAAAGGTGAAGAAATATATAATCCAGAGTTTAATAAATTAGCAGATAGTTTGGCAAATTTAAGAGAATATACAAGAGATGAAAATTTTAATTCAGTTCCTACAGAGGCTCATCCTTCAAGAAAAACTTCTATACCTACAACTTCACCATTTTATAATCAACCTTCTTCTAGGCCTACTGTTACGACTTCAGATAAAACAGAAAATATTAAAACTGTTACTCCAGATAAAACTTCTACAAGTACAGGAAGTTCTGCTCAAGATGATGCCAATCAAATATCTTCTTTTATGTCAGGAGAAGGTGAAGCATCTACTGCTCGTTCAGGTGTAACTGGTGGCCCTGCAGGTGTAGGTGGCGTAAGTGTCGGTGAAGCAGGCAGAGGTGGCGGCCCAGATCGTGGAGGTGATGCAGGTGGCTTTAGTGGTAATGCTGGTTTTAGTGGTGACTATGGAGGTGCAGGTTCTGGTTCACCTGATTTTATGAACAAAGGTGGCCTAGCAGGAAAGAAACCTAAAAAGAAAGCTACACGTAAAATGAAGAAAGGTGGTTTAGCTACATCTAAAAAATAGCTAAATATGACTAGCTACTCATCCCCCTACCAACATAGGCTACGGTGGCCCTAGTAAAGGAGACAGTAATGTCTGACACAGTAATGGCAGAAGAAGTAAAGCCACAAGAAAAAGTTGCATTTGCAAATCGTAAATACTCTAATGAAGAAAGAATTAAAAAAGAAGAAGAAGAACTGGCAGCATTAGTTGCAGAGCAAAAAGGTGAAGTAGAACCTGAAGAGGTTGAAGAAGAAAAAGAACCTACCCATGCTGAAGAAAAAAGTTTTAAGAAAAGATACGGTGATTTACGTAGGCATTCACAGAAACAACTACAAGAACATGTAGAAAAAATAAATGCATTACAAAGTCAATTAGAGCAGTCTACTAAACAAGAGATTAAACTACCTAAGTCTGACGAAGACATTGAAGCATGGGCTAAAGATTATCCTGATGTTGCAGCAATAGTAGAAACTATAGCAATTAAAAAGGCTAAAGAACAATCGTCTGGCTTAGAAGCTCGTGTAAAAGAAATAGACGAGATGCGAGAAAAGGCAAACAGAGATAGAGCAGAAGTTGAGTTAATGACTGCACATCCAGACTTTGCTGATATAAGAGATAGTGACGAGTTTCATGAGTGGGCAGAAGAACAGCCTAAGTCAATACAAGACGCACTGTATGAAAATGATAACGATGCTAGAGCAGCATCAAGAGCTATAGACTTATATAAAGCAGACAAAGGTATAAAGACTAAGAAGTCTTCTTCAGGTAAGGATGCAGCAAAAGCAGTATCTAAAACAAATACCAGAAGTGAACCATCTGGCGAAGATGCTGGAATGGTAAAAGAATCAGTTGTGCAAAAGATGTCTGCACAGCAATACGAGAAGAACGCAGATAAAATCATGGAAGCTATACGATCAGGTAAGTTTGTATATGATATATCTGGCAATGCTCGTTAAAAAGGTATTGACATATTTATACAATAGTGTATAACTATATGTACAATGTAGTTGCGTAGCCTCTGTAAAGATTACCTACGCAACTTATTAATAGCAAACAGCAATAATAATATAGACTACCTATTATCTTTTGGCCCATTGATGTAAGAGTCGGCCAACTTTTACTAAAATGCACCCTACTAGATTTAGCCACTACATGAATACTTGTTTCGTTTGCATCTGTAGAAAATCCAAAGGAGAAATAACATGGCATTTTCAACTGCGGCTGGGTATGGTAACTTACCTAACGGTAACTTCTCACCAGTCATTTACAGCAAACAGGTGCAACTTGCGTTTCGCAAAGCATCAGTTGTAGGAGCTGTAACAAACTCCGACTATTTCGGAGAGATAGCTAACATGGGGGATTCGGTTAAAATTATCAAAGAACCAGAAATCACTGTGAAAGCATACGCACGTGGCACAACTATCCAACCACAAGATCTTGATGACGAAGATTTCTCATTGACCATTGACAAAGCAAATTACTTTGCATTTAAAGTTGATGACATTGAGGAAGCACATTCACACGTCAACTTTCAAGACCTTGCAAGTGATCGTGCTGCTTACCGTTTGGCTGACCAATTTGACCAAGACGTTCTTGGTTACTTGTCAGGTTTCAAACAATCTGTACTGCATGGCACAGCCGACACAGTTAACGCAACCGTAAATGGTTCAGTTGCTGTATCTACTGCTGCTACAAACGAGCTACTAGCATCTATGTTAGTGGATGCTGCCGACTTTAATGGCGGTACAGCAGGCAACTCAATCGTTGCTGTTCCTCGTGCAGGTGGAGATAGCTTAAACACAACTACTGCTAAAGCATCACCTCTATCTATCATCGCTCGTATGTCAAGAAAACTTGACCAACAAAACGTTGATACATCAGGTAGATGGTTGGTCGTAGACCCTGTGTTTGCAGAGCTACTTCAAGACGAAGATTCACGTCTTCTAAACTCTGACTTCGGTGGAGCTGGCTTACAAAATGGATTAATCTTGAACAACGTTCACGGTTTTAAAGTTTATATGTCAAACAACCTACCAGCAGTCGGTAATGGTGCAACTGGTGCAACAGCAACAGGTAGCACACACTATGGTGTAATCGTTGGTGGTCACTCATCAGCAGTTGCAACAGCAGACTCAATCAATAAAACAGAAACCTACAGAGATCCTGATAGCTTTGCTGATATTGTTAGAGGCATGCATATGTACGGTAGAAAAATATTACGCCCAGAGGCATTGTCTCGTGCGTTTTATGTTTCTGGCATATAAGGAGGACTGACTAATGGCTACTTATTCATCAAGTTTACAAGCAGTTCACAGACCTTCTGCTCCTGCACCATACTTAGTAAGTAATACTATTGATATTGCTGTAGAAAACACAAATAACGCTGCGGCTCTTGCTGCAAACGATATTTTGCAAGTATTCACAATACCAACAGATACACTTATTATGGCAGCAGGGTATGAAGTTGAGGCTCTATTAACTGGAGAATCAAACGACACAACATTCAACTTAGGTATTACTACTGCCTCTACAGGTGGTATTGCTGCTGATGTTGATGAGTTCGTTGCAGCAATGGACACAGACGCTATGGCGGTTGGTTCATATGCTACTATGATTCCCGGAGTGTTCCCGAACCTTACTGGTTCTACGGCAACAACAATGGATCTTGAACTTCAAGCTGCAACTACTGCACCGACAGGTGGTAAGATTCGTGTTTGGATGGTTCTTATGAACATAGACAATCCCGGAAGTTACGATGCTGACGAAGTTGATCGTGATCAACTAGCATAATACTATTTAGTGGGGCAGGGTAAACTTGCCCCACTTATTATGATATAGGAGAAATAAAATGGCAGATGCAGTTACAAGTGAAACGCTAGTTGATGGCCCTCACAACCTTGTAATGAGATTTAGAAATGTAAGTGACGGTTCAGGAGAATCAGCAGTTGCAAAAGTAGATGCAAGTGCGTTAAGCACAGATGCACATGGTAACGCAGTAGGCAGTGTTATTATAGAACAATTATGGTGGAATACTGTAGGTATGTCTGCTGAGTTATTTTGGAATGCAAGCACTAATGTATCTGCAAGAAAAATTAAAATTGACTCAGAAGGCTATTCTGATTACCGTGATTTTGGTGGTCTTGTAAACAATGCAGGTAGTGGCGTTAATGGTGATGTACTATTGACTACTACAGGACATAGTTCTGGGGATACCTACGACATTATTGTAGCAATGAAAAAAGTTTATTAATTTAAATATTAAGGAATACAATGGCTGAAACATACCTTACGTTAACAAATAAAGTTATAGCTAGATTAAATGAAGTTGAGTTAACATCAGCTAATTTTACATCAGCTAGAGGAATACAAGTACAGTGTCAAAACGCTGTCAATGAAGCTATTCGGTATATTAATCAAAGAGAATATAACTATCCGTTTAATCATGCTACCGCTACACAGACTCTTACAGCAGGTACAGTAAAGTATACTGTTCCTACATCTACTAAAGTAGTAGACTATAATACATTTAGATTAGTAAAAGACTCAGACTTAGGTAATGGATCTATAAGTCTAAGCCCACTAAACTACAATGACTATCTAAGAAGCTATGTAGAACAAGAAGATGAAATACAAACTACAACACTAAGTCAGTCTCACACTGACTCTGTTACTACGTTAACAGTAGCGAGTACAACAGGATTTGATAGTTCAGGTACTGTTTTTGTAGGTAATGAAGTTATGACGTATACAGCAGTAGGTTCTTCAACGACTCTTACTGGTGTCACTAGAGCTACTGGTGGAACTACTGCAGCAGCACACGCAAGTGGTGTGCAGGTTGCACAGTTTGACAATGGTGGAATACCTAAATACGTAACAAGAACTCTTGACAATAACTACATACTATATCCTTTTCCTACAAAATCTTACTCATTAAAATTTGACTACTTTACTTTTCCAGCAGACTTAGCTGCACATGGTGACACTACTACTATACCTGACAGATTTGCTGCTGTTATAATAGATGGGGCTACAGCATTTGTGTATCAGTATCGTGGTGAAATGCAACAGTATGGTGTAACATTTACACGTTTTGAAGCTGGTATAAAACACATGCAGACTTTGTTAATAAATAGATATGATTATTTACGATCAACTTATATACCGCAGTCTTCAAATTATATAGGGTCACGAACATCAACTAGGATTATTTAATGCCTGAAACTTCACAAATAAGTCCAGTAGCTTTTAACTGCGAGGGGGGTTTGGTATTAAACAAATCTACTTTTTTAATGCAACCCGGAGAAGCTCTTGAGTTACAAAACTTTGAACCAGATATTGGTGGTGGATATAGACGTATAAATGGTTTTAATAAATATATAAATCATATTGTTCCTCAAACTACGACAAGCTCAGAAGCAGTATTAATGTGTACTGTTTTTTCTGATAAGGTA